GCATGGCTGCTACCGACTACATCGTGAAGGCGACTGCCTCGGACACCTCGCTGAACAGCGCGATGAACGGGCTTATCTCGATCACCAACCGTGATGGCAATTATGCCTCACTGCATGGTATCTCGGCTTCGAGCTATTCGATCTGGGACGCGGTCCGCATGGTTGCGGGTACCGACACCCCGGATGCGGATCAGCCGACCGAGTCGGACATCTGGGATCTCATCCAGAAGATTGCCGGACGTTCGGGCAAGGACGCGATGGTTCGTCCGCAGGACTTCCTGCTGATGACCACTCCGGGTCTGGCCAAGAAGCTCATGGAGAGCATGGTGTCCCAGCGGCGCTTCACCTCCAACGAGTTCTCGACCACGATCAAGGGTGGCTACAAGGCCATTGAGGTCTGTGGTATCCCGCTGGTTCAGGACTACTACGTCCCGGCTGGCACGATCTACCTGCTCCACATCCCGTCGCTGTCGTGGGTTGACGCCAAGGATTGGGGCTTCGTTGAGTTCGAGGGTGCGGGTCCGTGGCGCTGGCTGCAGGGCCGCGACGCCTTCGAGACGACTTACGGCTGGTATGGCAACCTTGCCTGCTTGGCTCGTAACGCTCACGGGTCGATCACTGGCTACACCGACACGGCTCGCTACACGCACGTGGCGTAACCTTCCGGTGAGGGGTAGGGGTCTTCGGACCCCTGCCCCAATCGGATTTCAGATTTCCAATTGGAGAACACGATGGCTTACAATTTCTTCGCTCCGAAGCCCGGACGGCTTGGTGCTTTCCCGAACTTGCTGGTCGGTCGTTGTGACGCGGCAATCGGGAACAACACCACGACGACGTACAGCTTTGGGTCACACCCAGCACGGTGCTACATCAACCGTGCGGTTGTGTCGGCGGGGACGGTTCCGGTATCGGCCAGCGGTACGATTCTCGGCGTGCTGAAGAAGTACGACGCTTCGGCAAATGCTGCTGTAACGCTGACTGGCAACGTGGACCTTGAGGCGCTGACGGCTAATGAGGGGGCTGCGGTTTCGCTGCTCTCTTCGTTGACTGAAGCGCAGAAGACCCTCGACACGGGTGACACCCTTCAGTTCGTTGTGACCACGAACAACACGGTCGGAACTGCTGCGGTTGACCTGTATGTAAACGTTGAACTTCTGGTGCTTGACTGATGACCCTACTGCTAAACAGTAGCGGTAGCCCTGAGCCGTCGCCGGAAATCCGGCGGCGGCTGCAGGCTATCCACGGAAAGCTCGACCTTAAGTTTGTAGAAGGCGCTGCTCGTAACTGGGCGGTGATTATGTGGTGGGAAGCAGATGACCGCCGCAATGAATGGATCCAGAACGGACAGACGGATCCCGCCAAGGCTTTTGACATCATTGGCTATCTCCCGTTGGACTGCTCGGCAGATCAGGCTCCGGGGTACTTGGAGCGTATGCTCCGCACCTTCCCGCGTCAGGACGTTCGAGACTTGCTGGGTCGGTTGGATAAGTACAACGCAGCTCCCGCACAGCAAGCAATGGAAGAGGCGATTGCCGACGTCTTGGACATGAAGGATCCGTCTAAGGTTTCTGGCCCCAAGGTGCAGGTGGAGAGCGCGGGTGTCCCTGAAGAGAAGCCTGCGCCGAAGAAGCGTGCTGCGCCCCGCAAGAAGGCTGCGCCCAAGTCCAAGTATCTGGATTGATAAATGGCAACTGTCACCCTACAGAACTACATCGACCAGACCCGCGAGTACATGGATGCCGTGGGTTCTGATCGTTGGTCTGACGATCTAATTAAAACGGTGCTAAACAGCGTGTTTGACGCAGAGTGGTCGAACATCCTGAACTCGGCACCGTATTACAAGTTTGCCCAGCGCCAGGTAACTACTGACGCGGATGGACAGATCGCACTGTCTGACTTGGACGGTGGTAGCGGTGACGCGCAGCAGAACTGGTATCGCATCTTGTCGGTAAGCGACGGCAACGTGCTTTACGAGCAGACGCGCTTCCAAGACGTACCGCTTGCTGCAACGACAAACTATCTGCCGACTTACCCACGATTGTACTACATCGCTGGGGACAACGCGCAGATCCTGCCGATTTCTAGCAGCCTGAGTCTCTACATCTACGTCAACTACAAGCCGACAAGCATCTTGGACTTGTTGGACAATTCATCCGTACCTGACTTCCCGAGCAACGCACACTTGATTGTTGTGTGGGAAGCTGCAGCACAACTGCTCTTGAAGGGTGGCGCTGAAACCTCAGCCGCAAACGACCTCCGAGCATTGGCTGCGGTTGAGCGCGAGAGCTTGTTGGATGACATCCGCCGTCGCACAATCAACCCGACGCGCATGGCATACCCCGACCTCAAGTGGGACTGGGCAGGCGGCTGATGAGAGAAAAGCTACCAGATCAGCAACCAAGCATGGACGGTGGGCTCAACTCAATTTCAGCAGAGTCCGCGCTTCAGGTGAACCAGCTCCGTAGGACAAACAACTGTCGCCTTACGGAGTTTGGCGCAGTTACTAAGCGTGGAGGTTTGCAGAGAACCAGCACATCACCTCTCTCCAGTGGCAGCCCCGTACTCAATGGGTACACGTGGCGTGAGGATGGTGGAGCCAACGAGATCTTGGCTGTCTGCAATGGAGCACTGTTCACCGCTGCGTATGGGTCGTTTCCTTGGACATGGACGCAGGAGACCGGCTCTTTGTCCTCGTCCGTTGTGCCCACGTTCGCGCAGTTTAGGGACGGGTCTGGGGACGACGTCGTCTACATCGGTGATGGTGGCCTGCTCAACAAGTGGAATGGCACGACCCTGACGACCGACATCTCCGGCACCATCGGTGCCAAGATGATCGTCGTACACAACGAACGGCTTTGGTCGTGTGGTTGCACAACAAATCCCGACAGCATTTTCTACTCAGACCTCAACAACGGCGACACGCTGGGCAACGGATCTTCTGGCGGTGGTGAGATCATCATCCGCACGTTTGCTGACGAGGTTGTTGTAGGTCTCGCAAGCATCAACACAAGCCTGCTGATCTTCCACAAGCGCGGTATCTCTCGCCTCACCGGATACGGTCAGGACGACATTACCGTTGCACCTGCTGGCGTAACGTCAGACGTTGGAACGATTGCACCGGGAAGCATTACTGCGGTTGGCAACGTTGCGTACTTCGTGTCCGAGCGTGGTCTCTACATCTGTAATGAGAACGAGGTCTCGCCAGTATCAACGCCGGACAAGCCGGATCCGCTATTGCCAATCATCCGAAGCATTACCGCTGCAAGCTTCGATGACATCCGCGCTGTGCTCAACCGAGCGACACGCGAGCTTTGGATTACGATCCCGCAGTACGGCGTATATGTGTACAACACGATCCTTGGGTCATGGACGGGACCGTGGGACACTGGCTGGATCTCTCCAGAAACAACCGCTCTTTGGGAGACGTTGGACGCGAATGGGCTCCCAGTGGTGTTGCGTGGCGATTCTTCTGGCTGGGTATCACTTGCAGATGCACCATCCGTATTCTTGGACAACGTAGAAGCCAACGGGACGGGTGGTGAGCGTTACACGATGACAGCACAGTTCCACCGCCTATACTGCGGGGACTCAGCACTAGCCAAGGCTTTGCGCTGGGGTTACGCGCAGGTTTCACTACGTGGCTCCGATCAGGCACGTATTGAGTGGACGACTGGTTCGTCCTTCGGTTCCTTCTCCCTGCCGCCGTCTTACGACCAAACGTGGGGCGGCATCGGGACAGAGTGGGGGACCGGCACGTGGGGTGGTGTCGGCGTGCAATCTTACAGAGTCCCAATGGGTGGTAACGGCTATTATGTCGATGTTAGCTTTATCGACAGCGGTGCTGCGCTACCTGTTGTTAGCAGCTTTCAGCTTGATGCGTTTGCTTTAGGGAGACGTTGATTATGGCAACAACGGTTGCTCAACATTCGGTTGCTACCTTCACAAGTCCCGTCAACGGTACGTCGCCGATTGACGCGAACACCGTGCGCGGTAACGACAATACGCTGCGTTCGTCGTACAACAGTCACGACAGCGATCCGGGTATCCACGTACAGTCATCGACACTGGCCTCTCGGCCTATTGCAGGTGTGGCTGGACGCAAGTGGATTACGGCTGATGCCGGCGAATACAAGCTGTGGTATGACGATGGAACTCGTTGGAACGAGGTCGGCAATGACGCGGTTGACGTCTCCTTCATTGCGGATGGCGCAATTGTTAAAGGCGACGTTCTAAAGCTCACCGGCTGGAACAACGGGCAAAACCTTCCGACGCTTGGACCCGCAACGGTTTCCGGAGATGTCTGCTTTGCGATTGCCAGTGAAGATGTGAGCAATGGCGAGCGCAGCTTTGCAATTAACACTGGGTTCATTGAGGACGTAAACACCTCTGCTTTTAGCACTGGCGATATCCTCTACCCGTCCAACGCTGCTGGTCCCGGCACGATTACCAGCTGGTTCCAGAACACGAAGCCGACGTCGGGCAACTATCAGACTGCCGCGTATGTGATTCGCGACAACTCGAACAACGGTGTGCTGTTCGTGGAGTTTAGTGGACCACACATCGTTGAGCGTTCAGACAACACGGCAAGCACGATTGTTTTGCGTGATGCATCTGGCAACTTCTCTGCGGGTACGGTAACCGTTGGGGCCTTGACCTCGACGGGTCTCGTGACGTTTGCCTCGCTCAAGGGCACAGGCGCTACGACGGTCACGAACATCCTCGACGAAGACAACATGGCGTCAGACTCTGCCACGGCGCTTGCCACTCAGCAGAGCATCAAGGCGTATGTGGATTCGCAGGTTGGGACTGTAGATACGCTTGCCGAGATTCTTGTTAACGGCAACACCTCGGGCGGTACGAACCTTATCATGTCTGCGGGTGACACGCTCACGGTAGACACGATTGCTGAGACGACCGCAGGCACAGGTGTCACGATTGACTCAGTGCTGCTCAAGGACGATGTGGTTAACGCCACGGACGTCGAGACCAGCACAGTGTCAGCGAACGACGGCACGCTTGCGGTTACGATTGCCAACAGCACCGGTGCATTGACGCTGGCTTCTGCTCTTGCCGACAGCAACCTTGCAACGATCAGCAGCGCAGGTAAGGTCGCCAACTCAGCGACGACTGCAGACAGCGCGAACACTACATCTGCAATCGTTGCACGTGATGGCTCCGGCAACTTCAGCGCAGGCACGATCACGGCAGCACTGACGGGTAACGCAAGCACGGCAACTGCCCTTAGCAGTTCGCGCACGTTCGCACTGACCGGCGATGTAACGGGGTCCGTATCAAGCGACCTAACGTCAGGCGCTAGCATTGCCACAACGATCTCTGAGCTTCCTGTAAGCAAGCTGCAAGACGGCTCTGCCCGTCAGCTTCTGCAGACCGACGCTGCAGGTACGGGTGTGGAATGGACGAGCAACGTAGATGTGCCTGGAACGCTCGACGTCACTGGCGCTGCAACGTTTGACTCGACGGTTTCGCTCAATGGCGTCACCTACACCTTCCCTGCTGCCGACGGATCGACTGGACAGGTACTGTCAACGAACGGCACGGGCACGCTGAGTTGGACCACGGGTGCCGGTGGCAGCTCCAGCATGGCAGACGGTACGGAGTCTGCCCCAGGTTGGTACTTTACCAACGACACCAACACCGGCTTCTATCGTCCGGGTGCGGACACTCTTGGCATCAGCACTGGCGGTGTTGCTGCCCTCATTCTCGATGCCACGCAGAACGCGAACTTTGCCGCCGAGGTTAGGTTCGATGACGCGGACGGCTCTAACTACGTAGGCTTTAAGTCACCCACCACTGTTGCTACAAACGTGGTCTGGACGTTGCCTGCCGCAGACGGCAGCAGCGGTCAGCTTCTGTATACGAAC